CGCTAGGGTGGTATTCTTGGAAAGATATTTGTCAAGATTATGTAGACGCAAAGAACTCTGGTGAAGAAAACAAAATGAAAACATTTGTCAACACTGGACTTGGTGAAGTGTTTGAGCATAAAGGTGAAAGACCTGCTGAAAAGGTGATCTATGAAAGAAGAGAGCTTTATACTGTTGGCACTGTTCCTATTGGGGCTATATTTCTTACTTGCGCTGTTGATGTGCAGGGAGACCGTTTGGAAGCCGAGGTTCATGGCTGGGGTAGACGGCGTGAAAGATGGGTCATTGAGAGAAAGATTCTTGATGGTGATCCAAAAAACAGTGAAGTATGGGACGAGCTTGAAGAGTATATATCGTCAACATTTGACTATCAGGGCGGTGGTGAAATGGGGCTTTCTATGGTTGTTATTGACTCTGGTGATAAGACACAGGACGTTTATAGATTCTGTAGCAAGTTTGACCACAGAAAAGTAAGGCCAATCAAAGGGATGCCTAATCAGTCACAAATTTTAGGAATACCGTCAGCTGTGCACTTAAAAAACAATGGCAAGCGAGTAAGGACAGGGCTGAAGCTTTGGGGTGTCGGTGTTAATCTTATAAAGTCAGAGCTATATGGAGACCTTAAAAAAGAGCATACTGGAAACATAGATGATGATGCTCCTGAGGGATATATCCATTTCCCTATGCTTGATAAAGAGTACTTTGCACAGCTAGTAGCAGAAGAAAAGCGTCTAGTTAAGAATAAAAAAGGCTATACAGTAGTTGAGTGGCATAAAAAAAGAGAGAGAAATGAGACTCTGGATTTACATGTCTACAACAGAGCAGCTGCATCAATGGTTGGAATAGATAGATTTAAAGAGAAAGATTGGCAAAAACTTGAGTCAAAAATTTCTATTGTGCAAAAACTGCAAAGAAAGGATAATAGTAGTAGTAAGCCAAATAATCAAAAGAAGGCCAACAATAGAAAGAAAGGAACAGGGTACTGGTAGATGAGTCAAAGCAACACTAGCGGATACACTATGGAGAAGCTCCAAGCTTTAGAGGAATCGATAGCAGAGGGTGTAGTAAAAGTTAAGTACTCTGATAAAGAAGTCGAATACAGAAGCCTTGATGAAATGATGAAAATTGCAGAAATGATGCGCAAAAAACTAGGGCTTACCTGTAAAAAAACGAACGTCTTTGGTGGTCGTGCTGTTAAAATGATTCATTCAAAAGGTCTATAATATGAGTTGGAAGTTCTGGGGAAAGAAATCTAGAAAGTATGATGGTGCTTCTAAGAATATAAGGCTAGGAACTTGGTTCACAGGAAGCGGAGATGCAAATAGTGAAATAAAGCATAGCCTTACAAGCTTGCGAAATAGGGCTAGAGACCTTAGAAGAAACAATCCATACGCAAGTAAAGCAATCAGCACAATTACAAATAATGTTGTCGGAAAAGGTGTTTTTACGCAGTTTGAGAATGATGCAACAAGTGCTGAGTGGAAAAAATGGGCGCATAGTACTGCAATCGATTATGATGGAAGAAACAATATCTTTGGCCTGCAAAGAATGGTCATGGATGCAGTCTCAGAAAGTGGTGAAGTGCTAATTAGGAGGAGAGTCGTAAGTGGATCGGATTTTCCTTACCAGTATCAAATACTAGAGTCTGACTTTCTTGTTTCTGACGACACTGTTAATCCTACGAGTAAAGAAAACTTTGTTTTGCAAGGCGTAGAGTTTGACAGCAATGGAAAGCGTGTTGGGTATCACATCTATAATCAACATCCTGGCTCGATAGAGCGCATTGAAAAATCGTTCGAAAGTTCTTTTATTCCTGCCTCAGATATCCAGCACGTTTTTAGAGCGGATAGACCTGGACAGGTTAGGGGTGTGCCTTGGCTTGCTCCAGTTATGATTAAGCTAAAAGACCTTGCAGATTTTGAAGATGCAGAGCTTATGAAGCAGAAAATAGCTGCATGTTTTACAGCATTTGTTCACGATATTTCTGCAGATGCTGAATGTGAGGATGAGGAAGAAACAATCACAGAAAAACTAGAGCCAGCAACTATCCAGAAACTTGGTCCTGGTAAGTCAGTTACGTTTGCAACACCTCCTACTGTTGATAATTATCAAGAGTTTGTATCAACGCAAATAAAATCGATAGCAGCAGGCCTTAACCTTACCTATGAAACTCTCGGCTCTGATTTAAGTCAAACAAATTTTTCATCAGGAAGAATGGGCTGGATTGAGATGAATAGAAGTGTTGATGCTTGGAGAGCAGGCATTATCATTACTCACATGATGGACCCGATTGTAAAAGACTTCTTTAATATGCTTGGAATTATTGGAAAACAATCAATGGATCAGAAATATTCACATATTGAGCCAAAAAGAGAGATGATTGATCCAACGAAAGAAATACCTGCTTACGTGGATGCAATAAGAGCTGGTATATCTTCAAGAAAAGAAGTCATTGGATCACTTGGAAAAGATTATCAAAGCGTTAACGAACAGATTGCATCTGACAATCAAGTTATAGATAAAAATAATTTCGTCTTAGATTCTGACCCTAGAGCAACAACGCAAAATGGGAAAAGACAAGATACAGAAAATAGTAACGAGGAGAATAACGATGAGCAAAGTTAAGATTTCCCCAGCTAAACTCGGTGGTCAGATAAGGGCTACAAGTTTTAATGAGGAAGACAATACTATCGAGGTCGTGTGGTCAACTGGAGCAAAGGGCAAAAGATACACATGGTCTGGTGAGTATTACGAAGAATTATCTATGAAAAAATCCGATGTACAGCTTGAAAGATTAAATGCAGGTGCTCCTGTGTTAAATAATCATAGTAGCTATGATCTTAGATCAAACATTGGAAAGGTCGAAAAAGCATGGATCAAAAACGGCGAGGGCTTGGCCATTGTTAGGCTTTCAAAGCGTGAGGATGTGGCCGGAATTGTTCAAGATATTAAAGATGGGATTATTTCTAATCTATCTGTCGGGTACAGAGTGCACAGCTATAAGGATGTTTCAAAAAAGAATGATGAAATTCCTACTTATCGTGCAATAGACTGGGAACCTATGGAGATCAGTTTTGTAAATATTCCATTTGATTTTAAAGCACAGTCCAGAAGTTCAGAGAATGAAACAAGTTTTTATGATGTAAATATCGAGGAGAGAGAAATGCCAGAAGAAAACAAAGAAGAAACTCTTGTGCGAGATAAGCAAGTAGAGGATAATAAAACAGAAGAGGTTGTTCAACCATCTGTAAATCAAGATAACGAAAGACAGGAGGAAAACGTGTCTAAGGAAGTTGAGAAAAAAATTAGAGAGGAAGAAAAGGCTCGCTGCCTTGAGATTCGTTCAGCGTGTAAATCGCTAAAGCTTGATTCAAGCGTTGCTGATGGTTTTGTTGAGCGTGACATTTCTGCTGATGAAGCAAGAAAAGAGATGATCAAGCTTGCAGAAAAGCGTGACGAAGAAACAACAACAGTTACTCCAACGATTGAGGTTACTTCTGCGCAAGAGGAAAAACGTGCTGAATCTATGGTTAATGCTATCATTCATAGAGTTAACCCAGAAAACGAGCTTAAATCAGAGGATCGTGAGTACAGAGGGATGGATCTTGTCGACATGGCAAGAGCGACTCTTAACAATCAAGGTGTTAAGACTTCTGGTCTTACTAAGTCGGAGATTGCGGAGCGTGCTCTTCACAGCACAAGTGACTTTGTACATATTCTTGAAAATGTAACAAACAAATCTCTTCGTGATGCTTATGCAGAAAGAGAGCAGACATTTGCTCCATTTACTAGAAATGTAACAGTTTCTGATTTTAAGCAGATTTCAAGAACACAATTAGGTGATGCGCCATCACTTAATAAAGTTAATGAACAAGGGGAGTTTACTCACGGTAAGACATCTGATGCTGCTGAAAAGTACAGCGTTGAGACTTTTGGTCGAATCGTTGGAATTTCACGTCAGACTATCGTAAATGATGATTTAGACGCACTTTCTAGACTTCCACAAATGTATGGCCGTGCAGCTCGTGATCTAGAGTCAAGACTTGTTTACAATGAAATTACTAGTAACCCACAAATGGCAGATGGTGAGCCACTTTTCTCAGCAGCGCACGGAAACCTTGCTTCTTCTGGGACAGCTATTGATGTGGCCAGTGTTTCAAAAGGTCGTCAGGCAATGAGACTTCAAAAAGGGCTTGGTGACGAGCTGTTTATTGACCTTATGCCTAAATATATACTGACTCCTGTAGCATTGCAGACGACTGTAGATCAGTTTCTAGGTCAAATTACTCCAAATACAAACGGAGAGGTTAATCCATTTACTTCTAGACTGCAGGGTATCTCTGATCCACGCCTAGACGTTGCTCCTGGTGCTTGGTATATGATCGCTTCTAAGGATCAAATCGATATGATCGAAATTGCACGCCTTGAAGGCCAGCAAGGTCCAGTTCTAAGCCAGAAAATTGGTTTTGAGAAAGACGGTGTTCAATTTAAGGTTGTTTACGATCTTGGTGTAAAAGTTATCGATCACAGAGGCTTTTATAAGAACCCAGGTGTTTAATTAGGATATAAAGGAGATTTATTATGAAGAACTATATTCAAAAAGGCGCAACTAAAACTTACACTCACACTGCCGCAGTTGAGAGTGGTCAGCCTATCGCTATCGGCGAGCGTGCTGGTGTTGCTTGCGGAGCTTATGGAGCTAATGAAGAGGGGGAGTATCTTCAAGGCGGTGTACATGAGTTTAAAAAGAAAGCTGCTCTTGCAATTTTGCCAGGAGTAACTTACGACTATGATGCTGACGCTGGAGAGGTTGTGCCATCTGGTGATGCTGAGTCTGACTTTGAGCTTGGTGAAGGACATATTGCAGCTGATGGTGCAGATGCGACTTGCCAAATCTTAGTTAATAAAATGCCTTATGCGTTAAGTTAATTTTGTGCCCTGGGTGCTTGCACCTGGGGCTTTTTTTTGGGGGATGAGTGCCAATAGATTTCAGAAATAGAGTAAATAGAGTTCTGAATCACGCAAAGCGAGAGTTTGGTGAACGAGCTACTTTCTACCCAGTAAAAGGCGGAAGTTATCCAATAACAGGAATATTTGATAATGAATATGAGGCCGTCGATCCAGACACAGAGCAAATTATAAGCGCAACACAGCCAGTTTTTGGTGTAAATTTGTTCGATTTTAGCTTTGAAATTAAAGCAGGAGATAAGCTAAAAATAAGAAATGTGTTGTATAAAATTTATGAAAAAAGGCCAGATGGCCAAGGTGGAGCAAGTCTTATTCTTCACAGGTGTAATGATAGTGAAAAAGTTTATAAGAAAAAGGGTGCAAGAAGTTCTTAAAGGTGCAAATATTGATTGCATTGGAGAAGACGTTTTTTGCTGTAGAAGCATACCATCTGAAATAGATGCGCTTCCTGTGGTTTTAATATACCCTCAAAGCTCTCCATCGGACATATTTAGCCAGGCTCCTAAATCATATCGACACTCATACAATCTTGTTATTGAGATTATTAATCAGGGTGATGATGATGAGGATATGCAGAATGAAATAGATGATATTTCTGAAAAGATTATCGACGCTTTGGAGGCAGATAAAGAGCTTGAAAGCGAGCTTGAATATATGACTTTAAATGATTCTATATATGCACATGAGGCAGGAGGCGAGTCTCCTGTATTCTCTGAAAGAATTTTATACACTTTTGAGTATATAAGAGATGCAAGAAGACAAAAAAATCTTCCTGATCTTAAGCGAGTTGGAACAACTTACAAGATGAATGGAAATGAAAACGGTGATAATGATTTAATTAATCTAGAGGTGTAAAGTGAAAGTAAAACTTAAGTTAAAAAACAAAAAAGCAAAAGTTTTCAATCCAAGCACTAAAAGTGATCTTGTTGATGGAGAGTCGGTAGAAATGTCGATTTACTGGAAGCGAGTCATTCAAAGTGGCGATGTTGAGATTTTTGAAAGCACTGAGAAAGTTATTGCTCAAGAGAATAAAAGGGCATCAAAATCTATCGGTCAAAATAAAGTTAAAAAAAGCTTAGAATCTAAGGAGGATTAAGATGGCCATTTCTTTCAATCAAGTACCTAGTAACATGAGGGTTCCATTCCTATATGCTGAGTTCGACAACGAGAGCGCAGTATCAGGTCCACAGGTTCAGCCATACAGATCAATGCTTATTGGTCCAATGCTATCCTCTGGAACAGGGTCGGAAAAAACAAAGTATTTAATTACTTCTTACGAGCAAGCACTTGCAGTTTTTGGTGAGGGATCAATCTTGGCAGAAATGGCAGGAAAGTACTTACTAAACAATAAGACAAACGAGCTTTACTGCATTGGCCTACTTGATAATGCGGCAGGTGTTCCTGCGGTTGGTTCTATTGAGGTTGGTGGTGCAGCTACAAAAGCTGGAACTTTAAAGCTTTATATCAATGGAAAAGTTGCAGAAGTTTCTGTTTCTAACGGTGATACACCAACGGTTGTCGCAGCTGCAATTAACGCTAAAATTGGCGCAGACTCTAAGTTTGTAGTAAGTGCAGCGGTTAACGGTGTGAATGATGCTATTGTCGATTTCACTGCTAAAAACGATGGCACACAAGGGAATGATATTGACCTAAGAGTAAATTTTTACGATGGTGATGAAACTCCTGAGGGGCTTACAACAACTCTTGTTGCAATGAATAGCGGAGCAACAAATCCTGATGTTGACGAAGCTATCGCAAAATTTGGTGAAGATCAGTATCTTCTTATTGGAACAGCGTGGCTTGATGCTTCAAGTGTTTCAAAAATGGAAACAGAGCTTACTGATCGTTTTGGACCTATTCGTCAAAATGATGGATATGCTTTCTATGGAGCAAGAGGGACCGTTTCTGAGCTTAACGCAATCGGTGATTCGTATAACTCACAGTTTACTGTTATTCATAGAGCAGGTGGACCAACGCATCCGTCAGAGCAAATCGCAGCTAAAATGGGCGTTATTGCAATGAATGCGCAAAACGATCCAGCTAGACCATTTCAGACTCTTGCTGTTCTTGGGATTCTGCCAGAGAGTGAAGATGAGAAACTTCTTATCTCTGAAAGAAACATTCTTCTTTATCACGGTATTGCAACAGGCAACACTATCTCAGGTGGTGCTGTTACTATTGAGAGAGTTATTACTACTTACAAGAAGAATAACGCAGGTGCTGATGATGTAAGTTATTTAGACCTAAATACGCTATTAACTCTTTCATATATTAGATATGATTGGAGAAACTACATGCTTAGAAAGTATCCACGTCATAAGCTTGCAAGTGATGGGATTCAGTTTGCACAAGGGCAGAAGATCATGACCCCTAATCTTGGCAAGGCAGAGGCCATTGCTAAGTTTAGAGAATGGGAGTCTATTGGACTTGTTGAGGGTGCAGAGCAGTTTAAAGAAGATCTTATTGTAGAAAGAAACGCGTCCGATGTTAATAGACTTGACTTCCTACTACCTACTGATCTTGTTAATCAGCTTAGAGTAATGGGAACTAAGATTGGATTTTTACTGTAAGGAGTAAGTAATGGGAAAAAGAGTTGGTGGAATCATATTTGTAAAAGTTGACGGTGTTCAATATCAGGCAAAAGGGGCGTTTGATTACAATCTTGGCCTGCCTAAGAAAGAGGCTGTTGTTGGTATGGACTCAACGCATGGCTACACTGAGAAGCCTCAGGTTGCTTATATTGAGGGGACAATTACAGACTCCTCTGAGTTATCTCTTAGTAATCTGATTGGTATTAGCGATGCAACAGTTACGCTAGAGCTTGCAAATGGCAAGGTTATTGTTCTTAAGAATGCATGGTATGCATCAGAGGGCAAGGGGAACTCTGAAGAGGGTGAACTAGAGGCTAGGTTTGAAGGCCTGCAGGGTGACGAAATAAGATAAATTAACGGCAGGGGAAACCCTGCCTATTCTAATTTTTTGGGGGAAAAATGGAAAAAACAAAAAGCTACAAGCATCAAGATTTAGAAACTAGAGATGGAAAGTATGTCTTTCCTCTTACAAAGCCAGTTAAGTATGGAAAAGATACTTTTGAAGAACTTTTACTTGATGAGCCAAAGGGCAAGCACTTAAGAAAAATGCCAGCAGAACCAACAACTGGTGACATGCTTAATATGGCAGGCTCGCTTGCAGGTGAGGCAAATAGCCTTATTGATGAGCTACCAATGAAAGATTGTACCAATTTAGCACAATTTATTGAATCTTTCTCTTAGCCTGGCCAAAAGATTGGAAGACTGCACTAGGTGTCTTGGCCAGGGTATTCAAATTTCCACCTAGTGAGCTCTGGGAAATGGGCAAAGACGACATTATTTTTTGGATGAAAAGAGTAGAGGAGCAAACAGATGGCCAATAATTACAATGTAAAGTGGAATTTTGGTGTAACTGACAAGCTAACATCTCCTTTGAGAAAAATGTCTAAATCTTTTGAGCCACTTACAAAGAGTGCAAAAAGAGCAAATCGACAATTTAAGATAATGCAGAGTAATACTGCAGGCTTAAGGAATCGGATCAATAAAACAGGGAAATCTATCGCTGGAGCAGGTAAGTCTATGACTATGGGGCTATCTGCTCCTATTGCAGCATTTGGAGCTTTGTCTTTACGCTCTGCTTTAACATTTGAACAATCGATGAACAAGGTAGAAGCACTAACAAAAGCCTCAGGAAAAGAACTTGTAGCCATGAGAGACATGGCCAAAGATCTAGGCTCTACAACAGCATTTTCCGCTTCACAAGCTGCTGATGCAATGTCGTTCTTAGGGATGGCAGGCTTTAAAACGAATCAAATATTAGAGGCCACACCGGCCTTGCTAAATCTTGCGGCTGCTTCTGGGACGGATCTAGGCAGGTCTGCAGATATAGCTTCAAATATACTCGGTTCTTTTGGTTTAAAAGCTAAAGAAATGGGAAGAGTCGCAGACGTTCTAGCAGCGACTACTGCAGGTGCAAATGTGGACATGGAAATGATGGCAGAGTCTATGAAAGCAGCTGCACCAGTGGCCAAGATGTACGGTCTTACTCTTGAGGAAACAGCAGCGGTTACTGGATTACTTGGAAATGTTGGGATACAAGGGTCTTTAGCAGGTAACTCTTTGAAAAATATGTTTTTAAATCTCACAGCACCAACGTCTAGGGCCAAGGCCTTAATAAAGGGTCTTGGAGTACAGGTTGTTGATCAGTCTGGAAAAATGAGAAAGCTTAACGATATATTAATAGACCTTGGACCAGCACTTGGAAAGCTTCCAAAGGCGAAGCAGCTGGCAGTACTTAATGAAGTGTTTGGAAAAAGAGCTATCGCAGGAGCGGGAGAGCTCTTAACGCAGGCACTTAACATTGGCCAAGATGGCAAGAACGCAATATCAAGATTTACAGAAGAGCTAGAAAAGTCTAATGGTGCAGCTAAAAGAATGGCAGATATTATGATGAAAGGTGGTCCTGGTGCGGCCAAGGCGTTTTCATCTGCACTAGAGGGATTGCAAATTGCTCTTTCTGAAAGCGGTCTAATGAATGGCTTTACTGTTGTGGCAACTTTAATGGCCGATTTCTTTAGATGGATTTCAGCACTTCCAAAGCCTGTAAGATTCACTATCGTAACAATTCTTACTCTTGTGGCGACAATAGGGCCTCTTTTATTGATAATTGGTAAGTTAATTACAATGTGGCCGCTGGTAATTACAGCTGTAAACGGACTCGGCGCATCGCTTATATTCTTAAAGGGGATATTCTTCAAGCTTGCATTCTTATTAAAGGGAGTGGTCATTTTCGCTTTCAAAGCTCTCGTTTTTCTTATTAAGGGTGCTGCTATCATTGCCTTTAAAGCATTAGTAGCCGTTTTAACAACGATGCTCGGAGCGCTCTCTTTGCTTGGTGTGGCGGCTTTTATGATTTATAAAAACTGGAAGCCAATCAAGGCTTTCTTTTCAGACTTTTTAACGGATCCAATACAACAAATTAAAGACATGATTGGATGGGTTAAGGAGCTAGGAAATAGTGCTTTAAATATATTCGGACTTGGTGGTGAGAGCGTAGACGACAAGCTTAAGAAGCAAGGGTTTACCATATCTGGACCAAGTGGTGAAAACGTAGGTGCTAAAAAACAAATAGAAAAAAGTAATGAAATGAAGGCCAGAGAAGTTAAGGCTTTTCTAGGTATTGATTTTGCAAATATGCCAAAAGGCACAAAGGTTAGAAGCGAGGATCCTGATAGAATGATCAGCTTCACCGGAATGGCAGGGGCTTATTAATGGGCTATAAAGAAAATTTCAGAACAGGGTCTTTTAGGGGTGTAGAGTTTAAAATTGATTCATCTACAAAAGGGCTTGGAAGACGATCTGTTTTACACGAATATCCAAATAGAGAAAAACCATCAACAGAAGACATGGGAAGAGCTGCAAAAACCTATGAGGTAGAGGGCTATATTATAGGTGATGACTATCAAGAGCAGAGGGATCTACTCGAAGCCGCCTTAGACACTCCAGGTCCAGGGGAGCTTATACATCCTTTTTATGGCTCTTTAATTGTTCAAGTTGGCCCTGTAAGCTTCTCTGAGTCAAACAAAGAGGGTGGTATTCTTTACTTTACTGCCAAGTTTACAGAGGCAGGAGATAATTCTTTCCCTAGAAGCGTTAATGATAGGAATGTTATTCTTGAAGACAAGGCCAATGATGCGCTTACAGAGGCATCAAAGGAGCTAGAGGATACATTCTCAATAGAGGATTTACCAGCATACGCAATAGAGACTGCGCAGCAGGCAATAGAAAACGTATCTGAAATATTTGACACTGCAACTGCAACTTTATCTGATGTGGCGAATACTGCATCAGAGGTTGCTTTTTCTATAAGGAATCTAGTCGCTGACACAAACGATCTGCTACAGTCCCCCAGTGTATTAGCTCAACGGCTACTAGATTCCTTCTCCTTACTTGAGGAGTCTATTTCTCTTGGAGGAGATAGGGAGTCAGCACTTGGTGGATTTACAAGCTTTGGAGATAATGATGTTGAAATTCAAGACAACACGCCATCAAGAGAGAGGGAAAAAGAGAACCAGAGGCAGTTAAACAACTTTATCAAAAGGGTTGCTATCATAAAGCTGGCCAATAACGCAAAAGATGCTGGGTACGAGTCTATCGATAAAGCTGAGAGCTCTAGACAGAGTATAGTAGATGGTATCGAAATTCAGATTAAGGAGAGTGCAAGCGATGACTTTATTCAAGCAATGTATGACTTATCTGCTGCTCTTGTTGATGCCGTTCCTAATACTGACACTGATATACCATCTGTAAAAAACATAGAGCTTGATCAGACGGTATCAACATTAGAGTTAACCTATGAGCTTTTTGAAAGCAATGATAACGAACAGGATATTATAGATAGAAACTCTGTGAGCAATCCGTGCTTTCTAAAAGCAGGTGAAGTTTTAGAGGTGATTGGTGGCCAATAAACCTATAGACGAGGGTAGTGTTGACACGCTACCTATAGTTTTTAAAGTAGACGGTAAGATATATGAGGGCTTTAAAAATGTTAGGCTTACTAGGAGTTTAACTAGTCTTACAGGTTCTTTTGAGATTGTTCTTACAGATAAGTTTCAGATTCAAAAAGAAGATTTTACTTTAAAGCCTGGTCTATCTATTGAGTGCAGTATTGGAACATTTAAAGTTTTTACAGGGTATATTGATCAGTTCGCAATTCATACCACCGCAAATAGCAGAAACATAACAATATCAGGAAGAGATAAAACAGGCGACCTTGTAGATTGCTCTGTTGCTTCTCCTAATGAGTTTAACAATATGGACATTCTGCAAATAGCTAATAAAATATGTTCTCCATTTGGCATAGGTGTAAAGATTTTCGGTGCTCCTGGTTCAAAGATTGAAAAGTTCACAATACAGCAAGCAGAGACAGCATTCGAAGCACTGGAGAGACTGGCCAAGAAAAGGGATTTTTTAATTACTTCAGCACCGGATGGCGATCTTGTTCTTGAGAAAAAAGGGGTTGTGAGATCGGGGACTGATTTAATTGAGGGAGAAAACACTCTTGCTATTTCTTGTAGATTTGACAATACGGAGAGGTTTTCAAAGTATATTGTAAAGGGACAATCTACTAGTTTGCTTGGTGGTATTGGTGATGCGACCTCTGGAAAGGGAGAGGCCAGCGATCAAGGGATAGAGAGATATAGACCGCTTGTTATTATAGCAGAATCCTCCTCTAAGGTAGATGACTGTAAAAAGCGTGCATCATGGGAAGCCAATATGAGGGCAGCAAGGTCAACAGAAATATCTGTTTTGACAAGAGGGTGGATAAAAGAAGATGGCCTGCTATGGGCTTCAAATCAGCTTGTAAACTTAGACTCTATTTCTTCTGGGATAAAGCAGCAGTTTTTAATTTCAGAGATAAAAATGGAGCAATCTGATAGAGGCAGGCTTACTGAGCTTTCTTTAATTAGACCTGATGCATTTGAATTTAAAGAGGATGTCGAAAAAGAAAAGGATCCTTTAGACACACTTGGATGGGACTAGTGAGCTTAAAAATAATTGGAAGATATTTAACGCAATTAAAAAACAAGATAGCACTAATGGTGGCCAGAGGTGCAATAGCGTCTGTTAGTGACTCTGCAAGCATTCAGCTTGTACAGGCTGGATTCTTGGCAGACGAGGTTAAGGACAAGGTGGAGTCGTTTGGGCACTTTGGCCTTGTAAGCGTTCCGCCTGCCTCTGGAACGGAGTGCATAGGGGTTTCTGTCTCTGGAAGCAGGGATAACATGGTCATTGTGGCAACTGAAAACAGGCAGTACAGAAAAAAAGGGCTTCCTCCTGGTACTTCTGGCCTTTATAATAAAAACCAGAAATATATTCTTTTAAAAGAGAATAATATAGAAATGCTTTTATCTAAGATCAAAGTAGAAAACGATCAGCATGAGTTAATAGCAGTTCTTGTAGAGCTTATTGAAAAAATAGTGGAAAGCAAAAACATAACTGGCATTGGTCCCCAGCCTCTAACTGCAGATAGCATAGCGGCGATAAATGCAGTTAAAACAAAGCTAGAAACTTTTAAGGTGTAGTATGGCGTTAACAAAAGAATCGATGGCAGATAAGATAGTTACTAAGCTTAAGGTGCTTAATCCTGCCATATCAGAACCACAGCTTAAGCCATTCTGGGAAGCGATAGCAGAGGGTGTTATTGAAGAGCTTACAGAGAATGGTGTTATTAAGCCAGGTACATTTAAAGACGGCACAGGCGCAGACATTACAGGCGAAGGAGTTATAGAATGAGTGACATTGGTCTTTTCCCTACAGAAAGCGGTCTTTTTGATATCAAAATAAACGAAGAAAGAAACGATATTGTGGCCGACAACGGCCTAGAGACTGCAGTAATTATATCGATATGGTCAAACAGGCGTGTAAAAGAAGAAGAACTACCTTTTGGGAAGACTCAAAAAGAGGGGTGGTGGGGCGATATGTATCCAGAAAAAGATGGAGATAAAATCGGATCAAAGCTATGGACACTCAACCCAGAAAAAACAACAAATGAAACATTAAAAAAATCAGAAGACTATACAAAAGAATGTCTTAACTGGATGATTGACGATGGAATTGCTAGTGCAATAAATGTGCTTTCCGAATATAATAGTAGTAAGCACCTAGTTACAAAGGTTCAAATTGTAAAAAAAGACGGTGAAGAAGAGAGGTTTTCTGTTCTTTGGGAAGAGCAAGAAATCAGGAGAGGCTAAATGGCATTTCAAAGACCTACTATTGAGCAATTAATAGAGCGTGTTGATTCAGATATAAAAAACGGACTAAACCTAGTTGCAGTAATAAGAAGATCGTTTGTAGGTGGTATATCGAGGGCAATAGCTGGCCTTTCACACATGCTTCACGGTCATCTTGATTGGATATCTAAGCAGACACTCCCAGACACTTCTGAAGAAGATGGCGTTCAGAGATGGGCCAATCTTTTTAACGTACCTAGAAAAGAGGCTACAATAGCGCAATTCAAGCTTTCAGTTATCTTTAACGATGTGGCAACCATTGCAAGTGGGACTGTTTTTTTAAGGTCTGATGGCAGTCAGTACACTACAGATGCAGAGGTTGCTTCTACAGGTGCTGAGACAATAGAAATACAAGTAACATCAGAGCTTCCTGGTGCTAGTTACAATCCTGAGGTCGGTGAAGAGATTACACTTGAATCACCTATTTTAAACGTAGAATCAACTGCAACAGTTGCCTCTATTGTTATCGATGCGGAAGATCGTGAAGACCTAGAGGATTGGAGAAGTCGTGTTATTGACAGACTAAGACAACCACCTTTAGGCGGCTCTGTAAACGACTATAAGCAATGGGCTCTTGAAGTCGCAGGCGTAACAAGAGCATGGGTTTTTCCACTTTACGGAGGGGCTGGGAAAGTAGGTGTGTCTTTTGTAGAAGATGGAGAAGACCCAATCATACCAGGAGCACCAAAGGTGCAAGAGGTGACAGATTATATTGAAGAAAGAAAGCCTGTAACAGCAATACTATCTGTTTTTGCCCCAAATCCAGAACCTATGGATATCACAATAGGAATAAAGCCAAATACAATAGAAGTTCAAAATGCAATTACTGCAGAGCTTAGTGATTTAATTGCAAGAAGTGCAGAGGTGGCAGGCTCTTATAAGTCACCTAGTGAAAATAACGATGGGAAAATACTACTTTCAAAAATATCACAGTCTATAAGTATAGCAAGTGGCGTTGAGGATAACGATATAGTAGAAATCAATGGAGGCGCACCTGCAAATGTGGTTCCTAGTACTGGTGGACTTGTAACTCTTGGAGCGATAACTTGGCAAACATTAGCGTAAAGCACACTAGATACTCAAATCTTTTAAAGAGATTGATGCCTAACGGTCTGGCATGGCTAAATAAAAACATTAAAGGCCAGAGTCTTAATGAGCTATTAGATGCCGCAACGATTGAATTTGCCAGGGTTGACGATAGAGGTATTCAGCTAATTGATGAGCTAGACCCTAATAAAACCGTTGAGATGATTGAGGACTGGGAAAGGCTTTTAGGCCTTCCAGATGAGTGTGACAACGTAGAAGACCCAACATTACAAGAGAGAAGATCTAGAATCACTCAGGTTTTAACCACTAGGGGCGGTCAAAATATAGAGTTCTATAAGACGATAGTTTCCAACTTTGGCTTTGACCCTGCAGAGATAACAATAGAAGAGCCGAAGCAGTTTAAAGCTGGAATGGCAAGAGCAGGCGACCCACTAACCAATGGCGACTGGATCTATGCGATAATTGTAAAAGCTCCTGCTGATGTAATTGTTAAGTTTAGAGCTGGCCTTTCAACTGCTGGCGACAGGCTTGTAGAAGTTGGGAATGAGACTCTCGAGTGTCTTATGCAAAAGTACAAGCCAGCACATACAATTTTAATTTTTAGTTTTGGAAACACTTAGGAGGTAATAATGTATAGAATAGACTCTGAGGGTGCAACGGTAGACAATCTTTTTACAGAGGGTGATCCAGGCACAGGAGTTCCGGCAACGGTTGTTGCAGCAGAGTGGCTAAATCACTCACAGGAAGAGCTTGCAAAGTTTATTGAACACTTAGGAATCACGCTATCGAAACTTGATAGAAACCAGCTGCAGGCTGCTATTCTTGAGCTCCACCTTAGAGGTGGGAGAAATGCTCCTTTAAGCCAGGATATTGACAACAATGCTGGACCTCTTGATGTTGCTGGCGTTGTTCTAGACAGAACCGTAATTAAATGCTGGAAAGCTGATATTTTAATTGAGCGAAAAACGGATAGCAATTACAATATAGAGAGTGGCACAATTCACGTTGTTTATGATGCAGCACTGGATGCATGGAGAGTTGCACTGTCAACAAACCTAGACGATGCAGGGGTTGTTTTTACAATGACACAAATAGCGGCTACAGATGAGTTTAAGCTTCAGTACACTTCGGACGATTTGACTGGAACAACTTACTCTGGAACAGTTAAGTTTATTAATATTAGAAACTACAGACTATAAAGGGGGAGAGTGTGAGACAGTTTTTAATTTTTACACTTTTAATGGTCTTTGCTTATGCAATTAATGCAGCAAAAATAACAGACAACACTTTAAAAATCGGAACAGCAGGAAATGATATAAAAATCATTTCTCCTGATGGTGGGTTTCTTAAAAAATCAGACGGTGGAGACTGGCTTTTCTCAGCAGACGGTGTTCTTGAAAAGAAGTTTGGAACAGGATCCGGAGGAGGTTCTGCAGGTATTCTTCTAATTGAAAACGCTGGCTTTGAGGATGGCCATGATAAGAATTGGATTCTTGCAGGTGGGGCTTCTGGCCAGACTGTAACAAGTGGTACTGATCTTGGCATTGGCGAAAAGTCGGCAAAAATTACCTATACAGCATCGGGGTCTTACTGTACCGATCTTGTTACTAAGCCTAATGCTCTTGGTTTTGGTTGCATGGCCTCAATCAGATACAAGGATGCAGGAACAGACCACAAGTTAAAAGTTTATGACGGTTCAAGCAATGTGCTTGCAGAGCTTGACTTGTTAGCAAGTGCAGAATGGACAAAAACTCCTGACCAAACTTTTGAGTGTAAAGCACAAATGAAACTATGTGCCGAGGGTGTTAGTGGTTCGGTTGTTTTGGAGGATGCTTATCTTGGTGATAATAAGAATTTTGTTACTGTTCAAGAGCAAGCCAAGTTCTTAGGTAAGGCGATATATAACTTGGGATCAGTTTATACTGGTTCAGCAATATCCTCTTTTACCACTCCGACGATATCTATATCATCGTCAACATTAAGTGGTATTTTATCTCAAAACACTCCAAGTGCTCCAAGCATAACTATAGCAAATGCACAAAAAGGTAGTTATCAAATACAAGTTACAGGTGCTTTTGGACAGAGTGCAGTTAATCAACCTGCTAATTTTAGTATTTACAACGGAACTCAAAACTTTGATGAGCAATTCATTTATTCATCTGACGGAGCCTCAACAATACAAGGCCCTGTCTTAAATTTCAATTTAGACCACACTGCTGATGGAAATTTAAACATAGATTTACAGGTTAAAAACTACCCGCTAATTTCTAGTTCAGCACCTTTAACAATCTCTGTTTACTACTACCCTGACGCATCTCAATCAGCATGGTATCCAGAGGCTCAAGGGTTTTATGCGGAGGGAAGCATTAACGGCGGTACGGTATCAACAGTAACATCTGGCATTCCAAATAATGCATCACTCACTCTAAATAATAAGTTCGGAAGTGCATTTATAACCTGTTCAGATGGTACTCTTGGATCATCAACGTGTTCTACAGGTAATGAAGAGATTGGAATTGCTTATAGTATAAGAAATATTGGAAAATATAAAACTTGCTTTAGCTTAAACAATGCAGTGTCGACAACTGGATTTGGTTACAAAATAGCAAGATATGATAATGTTTCAACATTTATTGAATACGGGTCAAATGTTGGAAGTATTTATACAAACACAGGTCAATCTGAAAATATGTCAAGACTATGCTCAGTTTTTGATATTCAATCTAAAGGAATCAAGTCTTTTAAGATTTATACCTCTGCATCAGGTGGTGCAATATTAGCTGATGGTTCAAACGATGGTAGAAACATAGGTTTTTCTATGCAACTAATCTCTGAGGGCGTAAACAAGCCTTATATTCTTAATCAGGTTGATACGGCAGTAAAAAGCGGTGTAACTTCAAATATTTGCAAAATATACAACAACGGAACGGCAACAATAGAGACGGGCGACGACCTTTGTTCTTCATGGATAACATCGGTAAACAGATTTACAAATGGTCAAGTTGCAGTGGTTTTTAAGTCTGGATACTTTGGATCAACACCATCATGTAATGCATCAGGAATAAATACAGGATATGTACCTAATGTTGAATACAACAATGGATCAGCAGGTGTTCAAGTTAATATGAAAAACACCGCTGATGCTTTTGTTGATGGTGGATTTACACTTTATTGCGGAGGGCAAAGATAATGAAAAAAATACTATTACTTATTCTATTTATTTTCAGCTTTTCGGCGCTTGCTGAAAATGTAAACTACACACCTGATGGAAAAGAATCTTTTGTATCAAAAAAAGAGTGCAAGAAAAAACATGATAAATGCTACAAAATAAAAGTCGAATCACTTTACGTAGACTACGACCTTGTTGACGAATATGTAAACGACTACGAAAAACCAGAATGGGGCACACGTTCAATGATTACAGCTTGCACAGGAGAAGAGGACTGCAAGGCAAAAGCACTTGAGCTTGAATGTGTCGATGGTAGATGGTCGCTTTACAATGCTGAATATTCAGAGGTCTGGTGCAACAAAATTACTGGTTATGCACAAAAAGCAACCGGACGTAAGCATTTGGTCATAAATGAATCTAAAAAGCAATCTAGGCTAAATTCTGAGGCTCTGGAAAAGCAAAAAAGCATGGCAATAAGCCAAGCACTTAAACGAATGGACAAAGGCCGTAAAGTCATCGGATTAATGCTTGTAAGAAATTCAACAAAAACGCTTACAAAAAAACAAATCCGACTAATGAATAAGACCTATTCCGAAGTTAAAGACCTTTTGGAAACCGGATCGCTTGAATCGGCGCACGAAGCAATTAATGAGCTTGTGCCGGACGGTGTGCTTGTTACGGCAGAAGATAAAACGGCTCTCTTATCTGAGTTAACCACGCTTATGGGGCAATAATGGAAAGTCAAGACCGCGAGAAGATATTAAGTAGCGACTATCTTTTCAAAAAGCACATGCTAGATATGCAAGTAAAGCAATCTGGCGAAATCGCAGAGATAAAAAAAGAAATGAGCGGAATGAAGATTAAAATTGCTGGTTTCGCTTCAGTATTTGGATTAATGGGAGCCTATTTAAAGGCCAAACTTTCACTATAGGAGGAAATATGTCAGAAGTAAGTGTTGATGTAAAAGAAAACAAGATTGTAGCAGGACTGGATGCAAACAAGGATGGTGAGGCTTCTGTGAAGCTTAACATTAACCTAAAAGAGGTCTTAGAAGAGCTAAGAGCAAAAGGTGAGGCAAAGATTGAGGGCAAGAAAGTGTCCCTAAAATTTGAGCTTACAAAGCTTAAAGTTCTTGTAGATACTGATGGGGATGGCGAGCCAATCGTTGCTCTTGAGGTTGATCTTGGAGAGTCTTACGAAGAGTTTATGACTAAATAAGCCCTTTGCAAAGTAAATATGTGTTGGAAAGGGGCGGATATACTGCCCCTTTTTATTAGGAGGCACGATGGACTGGATTAAACTAGCACTCTCTTTAGGTGACAAGCTACTAGAGAAAATTCCAAATTATGACCAAAAGAAAAGAAATAGCTACTATGAGAAAAAAAGTCTCTATTTATCAGAAGTAAGTAAAACCTACCCAGAAAGAGACGACGATCTTATATTGAATCTAAGAGACGATTTAAAAGCTTTTCTAGAGGCTTTCAACAAGGAGATTAAAAATGGGTGAAAATAGATACATGATATGTGGCACTGTTGAGTGCTTTGTCACATTTAATGGAGATTCAGAGATGTGTATTGTAAGACTTGGAGAGTCGTATTTTGACATCCCTGTTGAACTACTAAAAATTATAGCTTCACCAGCACCTTAGGGGTTAAAAATGAAATTAATTATAGCTTTAATTATAGTCTTGCTGACCACAAGCTCATGCGCAATGGGAATGAAGCCAAAGATCACAAGAGAAAGAAAGGATCAGGATAAGCTTTGGAGGCCATGTCAGAACTTTGAGGCAGAAAAGCCAGTTGGAAAGTTGTGCAATAGAGTGTGCACAAAGAGGACTAAGTTCAAGAAAAGATGCAAGAGTTGGAAGACAAATGTGCGAGATTTCTCTAAAAAGGAAGATTTCATGTTTTTTAGGTCCGGCTCTTTCATTATGATCGACGAAGATCAAATATTATAATTGTGCGGTGTCTGCTTGTGGGTTAAAATATAAGAGTAGACACTTTATTTAGCAAAGCGGCTAATCAAACGTGTATCACATAATTCTTTGTGAGGTATCAATATGAGCAATTCAACATTTGAAGAGGCGTGGCTTGCGAGTACTTACGTCGATATTGAAGATGATATTGAAATACCTGAGGGCAGAGCAGTTTTTATGGCCTCACCATGCACAGGTCATAACACAATAACAATTAAGGGTATTCTGGTGGTAGTATGAGCGCAGGCCAAGGAAGTATTCACAGGTTTTTCGATACAGTAACAGGCAATATTCTGGACTTCTTTTTCAAGAATGGAGTTCCTACTTGGAAAGATACACAAGGCAACGAGTTTCAGTTGGACAATCCTATATTTGGTCGCAATGTAGACCTTTCTGTGTTTGATGAATATCAAATGACAACGTCTGGAACAAATTGGGACACTTACACAGGGTTTCAGATGCCAGCAAATAAGGATGGTACTTACATCATATTTGCATGGTCTGGCACAAGAATGAACACAACTACAAGAGGTGCACGAATGAGGGTTGCTAAAAACGGAGTAACCATAAAAGAGCACATGAATGAAGAGTATAAGGACACAAACTCTGCAAGAATGCAACCTAGAACACTAATTAAAAAGGTCGACCTTGTAGAGGGTGATTTTGTTGATCTGGACTTTGCCACAGATGTTACAGATGCAATTATTACAGTTAAGGAAGCTTGTATCTTATTATGGAGGATAGCTTAATGTTTCAACAGAATTTTACCTATGAAACAACTTTTACTGATGAGTATATGTTTTCATATATAAACGGTCTAACTCTTCCTTACGCAATAGTTGGAATTAAGACAGAGAAAAACAAATATGTAACAATCAACACTGAGCGTGATCTTACCCTTACAGAAAAGCAAGATCTAAATGCGCTTATTCAAAACTACTCAGACTTTTCAGAGTATGTTGTTAATTCAGAAATCATAGCCCTAGCAGAAGTGTGGGGGAAAAACATGGTTTCTGAGTTTAAAAATAGAAATATTGCCAGAAAAAACGCTGGCACTATGGCACGCCAAGAGCTTGACGATATTATCAGAGAGATTCACGATTCTTTTGTTTATATAAACATGAAAGAAGGGTCACTGGACACGCTTCACGGTCTTTTATGGGGATTCCCAGAGCAGACAATAGGTGAGGGTGAAAATGCTGTCGTATGGCCTGCTAGAGCACCTTTTAACTTTGTTAAAGTATGGCAAGAGGACGTGGACTGGATCAAGGCGGAGCTAAACACTTTTCTAGCGAGTTTATAATGAAAGCAATATTAAAATTCCTAATGCCAATCATTCGATTCTTCTGCAGAAAGCCAAACTACCTACTAAAAGATTGGGAGAGCATTCTGTTTTCAAAGGACCAGACCTGCAGGGTGATACTTACCAAAACAGATTGGTGCTTATCTAATCTAGGAATTAAAGGATTTTGGAAACACGCAGGAATATTTGATGGAAATACGGTTCTTGAGGCAAAGACAAAGGACGGATTCGTAGCAACTCCATATTACAACTTTTTAAGCAATAAAGACCACTATATTATTCTAGAACTTAAAAATATAACAGAAGCCCAGAAAAAGGCAATTATAAAGACTGCTAGAAGCCTGCTTGGCACGCCTTACGACACTGGATTTAAAGACGGAGAAGAGGAAGTCTACTGTTCTGAGGCTGTTTATTTCTCTATTGCCAAGCACGTTCCTAGCTTCAAATTTGATTATGGACGTATTATAGAGCCACAGGAGCTTTATAATTTAGATAAATTCAGAGTAATAAGAAGAGTCCACAGAAGATGAGAATTAGGTTTAATGGTCAGCCATTTACTATTACAAAGACACTTTCTACAGGTGAAACTGATAGATATATTAGGTGTAAAATATACGACCTAGGCTTAAATGATGTAACTACAGAGCTAAGTGGTGGACCTTATGTGTTTTTAAGTCATGTAGCAAACGGACTATATGGAAATGCAGGCATAACTGACGTGCCAGATGGCCAGTATGTAGTTATCTTTGAAGTCTTTAGAGATGCCCTATATGAGAACAAAGTGCAAAAGTATGGCATAGTAGAAGAAGACTATGTGATGACAAGATTTGAAACTAGAATAATAAACAGAGTTGACGTAGCGGAGAGTGCGCTTACTGAAACGATAGATGAAGCAGACGGCTCTGCTGTCTAAAAAGGAGAAAACATGGCAATTAAAACCCAGTATGTTGTTTACAATGCAAAGAACTTCTCAACAGGGCTTACTGATGTAACAGCAAACATTACAAAGGACGGAGGTTCAACCCCTGTTGCTACAGGATTGGCGCTTGCAGAGATCAACTCTACAGATATGCCTGGTCGTTATAGATTGACACTAACACCAACACAGATTAATTCATTCGGAGGAGTAGGGACTTATATCGTAAAGATTAACTCAGCTTCAAAGAGTGCAGAGGCAACTGCAAAGCTAGTAATTCAAGCAAACGACCTTGATGATATCTCAGCTTCAATTACAGCACTTGATGGAAGAATTACTGTAATTGAGGGGAAAATTGACGGTCTAGTTACAGACTTAGCAAGCGTTAAGACAACAGTAGAGTCCTCAAACACATTGCTTGACTCTGGTCCTAACAGTCTTGCAGTAATCAAAGCGCTAGTTGATACTGTTCAAAGTGGTGTAAGTGGAATAACGCAAGCTACAAGAACAGTCGTTGCATTCCCAACAGAGCTTGTATCTCCTGCTACAGGATCAAGAGTGTATGAAGTTCTTATCAATATTTACAATGGAGAGAGTGCACTAGAGGATCCGGATACAAACCTAGTGAACGTGTCTCTTAAGAACTCCGGCGGTCTAGATCGTGGAAACCTTTTCCAAGGCGGAGGCTCTTCTCCTAAAGCAGCAACAAGAATCAGCACTGGTCGCTATAAAGTTCTTTTAGAGATTCCTGCAGGAACAACAAAAGAGCAGATCAACATGCTTGTGAATTACACAGAGAACACGGAGCCAATGGAGGCTATCCGCTCTGCAAACGTAGTTTCTTCTGTAGATGCTACCGGTCTTGCACAGCAAGCAACTCTACAAGAGGTGTTAGATGATACAAGCGTTATTCAGCCACAGGTTGCTGATATTCAATCTGTTGTTAACGATGCGGTATTTGGCCTAGAGGCACTTAAAAATGCTCTTAACGCTATCGATACTCTTGCACAGGGGAATAATGACGTTCTAACAAGTGCAACGATTGGCAATCAGGCGATTATCGATGCTATTGCAGCAACAGCAAGCCAAACTTCGGTAGATAATATCGTTGGTGATCTAACTAGCATTAAGGGTGCAGGTTTTGATACAGGTGTTGATTCGCTTAAGCAAATCAGTGACAGACAATTCACTGGTGGATACGCAGTTTAATGGTGTGAATAATGGCCAGACTTGGAGTTCCCTATAATATTTTATATGTAGCAAAGAATGAAGAGTCTGGCATCTCTGGCATCGTGGCCAAGGTGCTTGCACCGGACCTTTCTGTATTCGCTACAATAACGCTTTCTGAGGTAGGCATTGCAGGCTTTGAGGGAAGTTATACTGGGGTTATTTCAACAGATGAAAACACAGGCCAAGAGGGCGATTATTTAATACTTTTCACAGAGCCTAACGGACATAAGCAGATGCATAGAGTATCGATTATGAAAGAGGTATCTGTAAACGTAAGCACTGACGATATTGGTATAAATAGAATGTCTGTCTATGAGGCATATTTCAATAAGGACAAAGAGGTTCTTACTGCAGTAGAGTCGAATATCTTTGAAGCGATACTGACAAGCAAAAGGACAGAGGCTTATTTCTACAAGGATGAGCTAGAGTATTTTTTAGATAACCAGCAAGTTATAGGAGAGTTAGAATGAGCTGTGAAATAATAAATGTTGTAAAAATTCGTCAAGGTTCAAAAGAGAGAGTTAAGGTACGTCTTTCCGACAAAGAGTCTGGTGAAAGGCTGGATCTAACACCATTCGACGCTGGAAAGGTGATCTTCTTCACATCTGGTGGAACAAAGCTAGAGATAGCTCTAACAATACCTCCAACAACGCCAGAGCTAGGCGTGGTTGAGTTTGTACTAGATTCTGCTACAACAGCGCAGTTTGATAAAGACATGCGTGATATGGAGGTAGTTCTTGAATATTCTGCAGATGCTAATGAGGAAATTTTTACTTTAAGAAATAGTATTGAAGTTGAAGAGAGACTAGGAGCCTTTTAGGCTCCCTCTCTGTTTACTCGTCCGAATCGTCCTGATCTTTTGAAGCACTCTTTCTCGCCTTAATTAAATCCTCACCAAGCTCAACAAGCATAGAGCAATGTGTAACTTCGTTTCTAGTAATCTTCAAAGCCTCTTCAACAATGTCGTGCTCTGTCTCTGTTATGATGCGCTCTTTGTACTCCATAACATTGTCTTGCGATGTGTAGACATGGTTCTTTGGTTGCTTTTGATCATCCTTTTGATCTTTTTTTTGACTTCTTGATCTTGCCATAGTTCCCCCTTTGTATTTCTAATAAAGAAATTCTATCTATCCAAAAACTATATGTAAAATATTATAAAAAGATTTGACAGGCCTTTTTGAGAATGTCACTATCTGTTTACATTAAATGTAACATTCTCTGGGGGGAGAAATATGAGCGACAAAGCTAAAGAGGCTAGCAGTAGATTGCTAGGCGTATTAAAAGACTACAAAGAAAAGCACGGTCTTATGAAAGCAGCACAACACCTTGGTCTTGATGATACTTCAAGAATCATTCGCTGGATAAGAGAGGATAGGCTTCCTGCTGCATATCATATTCTAGTTTTAGATATGAAAAAGGAGCTGTAATGAGCTTTTTTGGTAATGGTAGCAAAGGGCGGATTAAGAAGCCTTTATTTATGATTCTTTATTCTGGTCCTGGTATTGGCAAGTCAACAATGGCTTCTACTTTTCCTGATCCGTTCTTTATTGACCTAGAAGAGTCTACGCACAACATAACTGTTGAAAGAGATCGTCCTGAGACATGGGATGCAGTTATGGCAGGGCTTGAGGCCATTAGAGACACAGAGAAAGGAAAGCTAGAATTCAAAACACTAGTATTTGATACAATAGACGAAGTTGAAAGACTGCTTCACAAGCACATAGCTGGCTTTAAGCAAAAGAATCATATTTTAGACATTGGATTTCAAAAAGGCTTTGAGTTTGCTGTAGACTGCTGGGCGGATTTAATAACTCTATGTAGACAGATCAGAGACAAGCACAAGATCCACTTTGTTTTTCTTGCACACAGTATAGGGCGCTCCCATGAGGACGTAGAGCAAGGGGAGTCCTATCAAAGGCACGCTATTGGTATTCATAAGAAGTCTGCGGCGTATTTATTCGGAGCTGTAGAGATGGTTCTTTTTGCTAAGAAAGACGTAGTAATTAGGGTTGAAGACGATAAGATTATAGCAAAGGACACAGACCGGAGAGTTCTATGTACCTCTATATCTGCGCACTACGATGCTAAGAATAGAATAGGGCTTCCTCCTGTTATGCCTATGCCTTTTAAAAACGCTTTTTCGGTACTCTGGGAGGCTTATGAGAAAGCTTTTAATGAAACGCCTGAGAGCGTTTACAGCGAATGTACGGCCTATATAAAAGAGATCAGGGACGCAGACAAGGCCAAGGAAATGAGCGCCTATATCGAAGCAAATAAGGGCGATATAGCATCGTTAAGAACAGCATTATCAATAATTATCAAACGTGTGGAGGAGCAGAATGGCTAGATACAAAATAGGTGACAATGTAATTACAAACCTTAGAAGCTGGAAGATTGGAAAGATTGAGAAAACAGGGACTAGATATGTCCGCCTTAAGTTCAATAACTATATTAGCAAGGATTTATATTTAACGAGAAAAGGCATGGAGCACGCTATGCAGGTGCTTGAAACTTTGGGCTATGCCTACAGTGATCTTTCTGGCCTTGCAGACTCTAAAGCACTAGATACTGAAAAAGAAGTAATTGCAGTAATCGATAAAACTCGAGAGTACAATGGAAACATTTACTATGAGGCGAGCTTTATTAATAAAATGCCAACAACAGGTCTTGAAGAAGAGATACCACAGGATCTATTGGACGAGCTAAAAACTTACGACACAGCAGCATACTTCAAGGGATCAACTTCTGCACCACCGAGTAATCAGCCTCAAACCTCAGGCTTGGATGCAGGTGGATTTACAACAGATGATATCCCTTTCTAAAAGGTAGCATCGGGGGAACTTATCGGGGGAGTTGACTACCTCTCCCCCTTTTTAAAAGGAGTATGTATGGGTGTTTTAAAAATAGATCCACTAACAAATGATGATGAAGTAATTAAAGATACAATTTGCAAGCTTATGGGGCTAAAGTTTAGAGCCAAGGCCTTTTCTTTTCCGATTCTTATGAACGCCATTGAAAAGATGCCATTTTGTTCTACGCTTTCATATAACAAGATCTATGGAAGATGGGAGTTTAGCAACTACCAGGAGGGAGAGTGGCTATCAGATAAGCAAAAGTTTAACAAGGTTGGTGGTCTGAATTTCACCTTTGCAGAGGCCAATCCTGAGACAGCTATTGCAAGAGGTATTCACTACTACTATCACACCAAGGTAAAGAATGAAAAACAATAATAAATTAAGATTTGCAACTGTGTGCTCTGGGGTAGGAGCACCTGAAGTGGCAATGGAGAGCTTTTTCGACTTTGTGTGGTGCTGTGAAAACGATGCATTTCCAAGCGCAGTGCTAGAGCATAGACTTCCTAATGTTCCAAATATAGGCGATATGCTAAACAGAGATAAGAGCTCAATATATAAACACAGTGAAATAGATGGCCTAATTGGAGGCACGCCATGCCAAGGTTTCTCCGTGGCAGGCGATAGAGGAGGATTGGAGAATGATGATCGGTCAAGACTTACCCTTGAGTTTGTTAGAATATTGGATGAAAAGCGCCCAAGATGGTTTATCTGGGAAAACGTGCCAGGTGTATTCTCTTCTGGAGGAGGGAGGGACTTTAAGGAAATCATCCGGTCCTTTACAGACATCGGGTATGGCGTTTGCTGGAGAGTGCTTGACGCTCAACACTTTGGAGTGCCCCAGAGAAGACGTAGACTCTTCGTTGTCGGATATCTTGGAGACTGGCGACCATCTTACAGAGTATTGTTTGAGTCCGAAAGCCTGCGAGGGAATATTGAGGCGTTCGAAAACAAGAAAAAACCAAATACCAGAAGACATAGTCCAGGCTCTAAAAAAACAGTCGGAGCTCTATGTGCCAGAGACATAGAGGGTCCTGATAATATATCTGCAGAAGAGGGAAAGTTATTTAGGTACTCTAAAAGCCACAGGACCACGCACGTAGACCAGAGAGTACACAGGGATGGGACGTGCAATACTTTAAACACAGGAGACGGCTGCACAAACCAGTCAACGGCTAATTTTGTAACAGAAGACTATGTTAGAAAGCTAACGCCGCTTGAATGTGAGCGCCTGCAGGGTTTTCCTTGCAACTGGACCGATGTTCCATACAGAAACAAAGATCACGCCCCAAAAGGCCAGAGGTACAAAGCTATGGGTAACAGCATGGCAGTTCCGGTAATGCGATGGCTTGGTGAGCGAATTTATACCGTTGATCAATATATGAGGCTACAAGATGCCTAATGTAATAAAGATTGGAATGGACTGCGAGTTTACAAACTTCGATAAGTACAAAGGGGATATGATAGCCCTTGGTCTTGTGGAGATATTTGACGACTACACGCTAGGAAGAGAAAACGTGTTCTATTTAAGGCCAGAGTCTTCGAGGTTTTGGAGCGATGGAGCAGAAAAGGTGCATAAGATTTCATATTTTAGAGCCTCTGTATTCCCAGAAAGGGGCGAGACTCTCGACGCTATTACTGAGTGGCTTAAGGGATGCGAGTCAGATGGTCCTATAGGGGCAGTCTATCATGGGAATGGAAACCTAGATCCTAACTGGCTAAAGGTTACCTATGAGAAAGAAAGCAGAGAGTATGAACTCTATAGTTACTTAAGCGTTAATAATAGTGAGTCAACTTTAAAGCTATCAAGGGAGTATTTAAAGAACTTAGACTCCCATAAGCTTGATGAAGTGGCCAAGTACTATGACATTGAACTAAAGCACCATGATCCATTATCAGACGCTAGAGCTTGTGCAATAATTTATTGCAATATTATGCAAAATAAAGGGACGTGGACAGGGAGGTTTCTATGAAAAAAATAAGAGTTTTTAATATAAATGACGAGATACCATCGAACGCTAAGTTTATCCACCTTGAAAGGGTCGCACTTGGTCATACAGGAAAGACCAAGCTAGAGCTTTACTATGAGATTCCTGTAACAGAGCAAACAAAGCGAGAAGACAAGCACAAAGAGGCGATAGAAGCGATTGTAGCCTATTTAAATAGCACTACTGGTGGAAGATACACTTCTAAATCTAAAGCTACTGTGTCGCTTATCAGGGCAAGATTAAACGAGGATTACACCTTAGACGACTTTAAAAAGGTAATCGATAGAAAGTGTGCTGAATGGCTAGATGATCCAAGGATGAGCGGATATCTAAGACCACAGACTTTGTTTGGTAACAAATTTGCTGGATATCTATCAGGAGAAACGGCAGAGGAAAAAGAGACAGCTGTATTTAATCAAATAGAATCGATATTTGATAACGAGGAGTAGGGATGCTACAAAGACCAGTTTCAGACTTTGAAATGGAAGCATATCGCGAGGGGGTAAACAAAGAAGAGCTCCAATCGAGATATGAGTTTCTAAAAGCTCACCACGGCATAAGGCCTAACACGCTTCACGGTCTAATGGGGACTACAGGTGGTGGGAAAAGTACACTTTTAAAATGTATAATAGCAGAAACAGCGGCGCACATCCCTGTGCTTGTATGGCTATCCGAAGAGAAGATCGTGGAGTACCAGGACTTAATTGCAAAGCTGGACCCTACTTGTTTAAAGAATATCATATTTGTAGAGGAAAAAAGCATTCCCGAGAATTGCCTAGAAAGCCAAGCAGACTTCTTTGAGTACTTTGAGCAGATGGTTGATGAGGCAGAGGTGGGGATTGTGTTTATCGATAACGTGACTACTTCTATGTTCTACAGTCAAACGGTGGGTCTTGCAGGTCAAAACAAAACATCCAGATGGCTTTTAGACTTTGTTAAACGTAAAGCATCAGTATTCTATGCAGCACATACACAGTCAAAGATTACGGACAACTATAACAAGGTTATCACTGCCGAGGATATTAGAGGGTCTAAAGAGCTTCCTATCCATACGGAGTATTTATATATTTTACAAAGGTTCACAAAAGAAGATAAGATATTTGCGTTCATAAATGTTGTAAAATATCGCCACCACGAAAACGCTAGAGGCTGGTTTGCTCTTAAATATGAGAAAAAAGCATACACAGAGGCAAAGCGTGTTGGTTTTGACCTAGTTAATAATATCTTCAGAACAAGAGATTATCTAGGTAAGGCATTTAGAAAAAAGAAGAAACCAGAAGATGAAAAAACAGAGCTTAAATCAGATAATAAAAACAAGTGACATTGTCGACGTTGTTCCAAAGAGCAGATCGCTTATAACACTAGTAAATCCTGCCTACGTTGATTATGCGGATCCTAATTACTTAATAAATGGGATTAGATACCTAAGAATCAATGTGGAAGATGATAGGACATTTGGACAATATAAGTTTGAGTTTTTAAAAATGCTTAAAAGTAAGCCTGATCCTGCAGACAGAGTGGCAGACTTTGAGTGGCATGATCAGGACGGCATTCCAGACTTTGAAAAGCGTGAGGCTTTAATTGAGTCCAGAAAGACCGTTGCAGAAAGAAATAAAGAAAAGAGTGAGTTAATACAGTCTATTAAAGACTATGAGAATCTGGGGCTAGACTGCGAGTTTTTAAAAGAGAGACTACGAGGACAGGTCCGAACATTTGGGGGTAGATAAATGGAAGAGAGCAACAAGTATCAAAAGGTTAAAAACATTGAGATCATTGAAGTGGGTGAGCTCAAAGAGTACGAGCACAACCCTAGAAAGCATGGCGCTAAGTCAATCGATGCAATCTGTGAGGCAATAAAGCAACATGGTTTTATTCAGCCTATTCTAGTAGATCAAAACAATAGGATAGTTTCTGGGCACGGTAGAAAGAAAGCTGCCATTGTGCTGGGCCTTAAAACAGTCCCTTGCGTAAGAAAGCGCTTTGATACAGATGAGGAGTACGTTAGTGCTGTATTATCTGACAACAAGGTACAGGAGGCTTCCAGCTGGGACAAGGACGAGCTTAAATTCCTTATGGACTTTCTAAGAGGTCCAGAGCTAGAGTTCGAAATACCTGCAGGTTTTACAGCAAAAGAAGTTGATGATCTATTTGGCCATAAGCATGAAGAAGTACATAGCTCTTCAGATGAGGCAGACTTTGGAGAGTCGGGAGTTGTAAATGAATCTGACAAAGATGATAGAGCTTTAGTAAAAAGAAAGATTTTTGAGCTGACACAGAAAGAACACGATGTTATCACAAGCAAGCTTAAGGCAATTAAAAAAGAGCACGGACTTAAAAACGAAGTAGATGCCCTTATGCATGCCCTAAAAAGCTTCAAGGGGCTACCTAAAGTCGTTACTAAGAAAAGCAATGTAAAGGAGAGCTAATATGTTTACAGTAGTTATGATGGCAATGCTTATGGAGGTAGAGTTCTTCTGCATGAAAGTAGATCCTGCAAGAGTTGAGTACTGCATGGAGCAAGTAATGGAATGTGTAGATAAGAACACTGTTGATCAGGAGCATGAGCAACTGTGTAAAGATGAATATGTGGATATGGAGGTTTGAAATGTTTGAATGCTTTAAAAAGAAACCAGTTAAAAAGCCAGTATCAAGACAGGTGCAACATGAGCCAACAAAGCTCAAAAGAGGCTACCCAGCGAGCTGGCTAGATAGTGCGCTAATGATTACAGGAAAATATGAAGGTTCTGGCTTTGGGCAGGTCACAGGCAATTTTGACGGACAAGGTATTTCTGCAGGTATTCTACAATGGAATTATGGCCAAGGGTCACTACAGAGCAAAATACTTCTACCTTTAGTTAATAAAATGGGTGCAGAATGGGTTGATAATTTCTTTCCTGTAAGCGTATCGATTACTGCAACAATGTCTCCAAGAAAGGCCAAGGCATACGCTAAAAAGCACATGCTTACAGGTAGCATCTTTAATAAGAAGTATGTAGACAGCAACTGGGCAAGGCAGTGGCAGCTATTCCTTACACAAGACGAGGTAATAGAAGTCCAAAGAGAGGCGTGTGCCTCAGTAGCATCTAAGGCCTTTAAGTACTGTGAGGATCACGGCATGATGTCTGCTAAGTCATTCTGCTGGTTCTTTGATATAGTTACACAGAACGGCTCTCTAAAGGGCGTAAGGAAGCCTATTAACCTATCGCAGTACTCTGAGTACCTAGTAGATGATGGTGGTAAGAACTTCAATATATGGAAGCAGCACAATCCATCAGATGAGACAAAGATTCTATTTATCTGGACCTGTAAACGTGTTGTAAGAAACCAGTGGGCTTCGGATGTAATTGCAAGAAAAGGAACCATAGCACATGGCACAGGTGTTGTTCATGGTCAGATTCACGACTTTAGGGGGTTAATAGGATGATTAGAGATGAAAATGGAAAGCTTACAAAAGAAATCAAGAAGCTAAGAAGAAAACAGAAGATTCAAAGAAGGCTTGCTGAGAATTGCGAAAAAGAGTACTCTAGACAAAAAAAATGCCTATCCAAAGAAGATCCAGAGAGAATAAGGGTAAAAAAAGAAAAAGCGCTGGTCGAGCGCAACAGAAAAAGGCTTCTTCGTGATATAAGGTACTGCCAAAGGCGAAGAAAAAGTCTTAGGGTCTTAGGATATGACTCGGCAGTAGCAGAGACTTTCGATGTCTAAAATAGCAATAGGCATCGATCCTGGCATGTCGGGGGGCGTTGCTGTGCTGGTGGACGGCAAGCCACACAAGGTGTATAAGATGCCTGTATTCCAAGCAGAGGGTAGTAAGGCGAAGCATATAGATGCTGGTGCGCTCATAGCTATACTTGAGCCTGTATTCAAAAACAATACGCCAACAGTCTACATGGAAGAGCTCACACACTTGCATGGACTGCCTGCTACAAGTAACTTCAAGCTTGGATATAGCTATGGAATTATTCAAGGGATTCTTCAAACATTTGGAGAGTTCTATCTAGTATCACCTAGAAAGTGGCAAAACGGTGTCTGGAAAGACCAGGACAAGGTCTATAAGAAAAACAAGTATGGAAATCTTGATAAAACTAAGGCCGGAAAGCCTAAAGTTAATACAAAAGCCACATCGTTCAATGCAGCCAATAGAATATGGCCAGATGGGAACTTTTTACACGATGGTGGACGTGTGGCCCATGATGGGTGCATTGATGCACTATTAATTGCTTACTACGGGGAGGAGCTATGTTAGAAAATGTGTTTGTAGGAAAATTTCAACTCATACCTTTAAACGAGGTTCAATATTGCACTTTAGATGAGGATAACTACGAAGATGGCAAACTAACGGTGTATGTGTACATCAAAGATAGAAAAGAACCAGAGACAATTTACGGCGAGGATGCCAGTAAGTTCGTAGAAATGTATGAAAATAAACTGTTAAACGATGCAAAGCTAACCATGGACCTATTTCACTTGGCAAAAGAGGGTGCATCTAGAGGTGATAGGGCTTGTCAGATTATTCTGGAAAAGTACAATGTACACTATGATAAAGCATCAGCTTAGGGTATAATAAATTATAGCCAGAGCGAAAGCTCATTGAGTAGGTTTATCTTTTTTTGTTCGTATCGAAGAGGCCCAGTCGAAAGACTGGGTTTTCTTTTTGTGCTATAATAAACTATGGCAGTAGATATTAGCATTACATCAAATATTTTAGACGCAGCAATGGAGATGAAAAACTACTCCAATCAGGTGGTCGTGCAGTCCGCTAGAAAAGCTATTAACAGATCGCTTACTACAGGGCGAAAGCTATCACGCAAGAGTCTCAGAGAAAGGCTTAATATCAAGAATAAAGACATAGGCAACAAGAGTCGCAAGATGCGCATACAAAAGGCCAGAGGTGGGCGCATGGCCTCTCTGACAGGGTCTTTAGAGTTTGAGACAACACCATTGCCAATGCTTATGTTTATCAAGGGGAAAAAGACCCCTATAAAGCAAAGAGGCGTTAAGCTTAGAAAGAGAAGAAAGCTCAAGGCAGAGGTATATCGTGGAAAAAAGCTAAATATGGCACCTGCCTTTATTCAAAAGGTAAGAACTACGCAAGTATTCCGCCGACAGGCTTCTGGAAAGCTACATAGACAATCGGCACCATCTGTTGGTGAATTTATGAAAAGAAAGGTCTTTTTCAAGAATCCACGGAAAGGCATGCTTGTAATGTTTAATAGAACTCTAAATGAGCAAATAAAATTCAGATCATCCGCCCAAGCGTCAAGACTAAATAAGGCAAAAATGAAGAAAATATTATAGTTATTTTTACTATAATGTATTACGTTATTATTGACTTTCTCCGAATAGTGTATTACACTATATTTAGATACAAACAAAAAGGAGAAAGCCATGAACGACCTACAAAAAGCAGTACTAGACCTTTCAAGAGAAATTCAAAAGCAATACATACTAACAGGGCAGGAGAAGTACAAAAGAGCTTCGGAAGCCTTGGCACTAGTAATAGCAATTCTATTCAAAGGAGAGGGGCAGTAGCCCCGATCCATTCTTATACATTCGGGGGATATATGAAAAACTACTATGCGTATAGCGCAGGTCTGTTTGAGGTAACACCAGAAGAGCTAAAAAAGCTCCAAAAGATACCTTTGCACGACAAACCTTTGGCCAAGCACTACATTGAAAACCATTACCATAAAAAGGTGGAGCAATTTGATCTATACTACCTGCCAGCCACCTTAAAGAGGAATAACTGGGATTCGGCAAAGATACTCGCGATCAAGTTTGTAGACGAGAGCCTCAAGGCAAAATGACACAATAATTCACAGTTTATTAAAGTGGAGTAGGAGATGAATATGAACGAAATAATAGGATTATGGCTAACAGCTTGGATCATAGAGACTTTTCTAGTCTGGCTATTTGTACACAATGCAACAAAAGGAGATAATAATGAATGAGTTTAATACGTGCGAACTACATACTGACATTTATTTTAAAGACAGGATATGTCCAAAGTGCGAAGCAGAGGCTATGGCTTCAAGATTAGAGAGCGCCAACAATATACGCAAAGACCTAGAAGATAGAAACAAGGATCTAGTAAGACTGCTTAAGTCTGGAGTGCATAACACCGAGGAGTTGTGCCTGCAGATCGAGGGACATATAGGTGACCCAGAGGAGTGTGCTGAAAAATTCCCAACTGCTTACTGGTGGTCTGATTCATGGATGAAAGAAGTTAACGCAAAAACAAAAGGTGACAAGTAATGCCAAAGAAACCAGAGGGAAATGAGAGAAAGACTCCACGGAGCGTTAGGGTAGAGCCTAGCGTTTTGGAGGCCATAGAGAAGCTATACGGAAGTCTGACAGGCTTTGTTAATACCAAGATAAAGAACGATAGAAAGGTTCAAAAGGAGCTAAACAATGAAAAGAGTGATAAAAGTTTTAAATGAGCTTGCCAGGACTATCAAAGAGCTAAACGGTCAAATTATAATGTTTGAGACATCTCTTAATAGACTTGGGAAACTGCTTGAGGTTGAAGATGAGTCCGAGCAATAACGGCATAGTCCAGGAGCGAGCCAAGTACAATAATAAGAAGTACGATGACGGCTTTGATCGGGTAGAGTTTAAAGAGCGTCCTACGCACTTTCATACGCTACCATGTGGCTCCAAAGAGATTATTAACTACAAGACCAAAGACAAAGAGAGGGTGACGTGTAAGGCGTGCTTGGAGGTAGTGAATGGATAAAAAAGAACTGCTTGAGGCATCCTTGGAGGATAAGCTTAAGCAAACTAAAAGACTAATAATGGATTGGTACGAACAATTCGATGGTCAAGTTTATGTTGCTTTTAGCGGAGGCAAAGATAGTACAATATTATTGCATATTGTAAGATCACTTTATCCTGATGTGCCAGCTGTATTTGCAAATACAGGTCTTGAATATCCTGAGATTGTAGAGTTTGTAAAGACTATTGATAACCTAGTGGTACTGCGACCTAAAAAGTCTTTTAAATTGGTTATTAGTGAATATGGTTATCCAATTATATCAAAAGAGCAAAGCCAATATATTAGTCAGTTTAGAAACGCAAAGAGCGAAAAGACTAAAGATACTAGATGGAATGGTAACAAATGGGGGCTGGGTAAAATCTCAGAGAAATGGAAGTTTATTGTAACAGACCATACAGATTTAAAAGTTACCGATAGGTGTTGTGAATTTTTCAAGAAGGAACCATTTAAGCGATATGAAAAAGAAACTGGTAGATGGGGATTTGTAGGAGCAATGGCCGGAGAGTCAAGTCATAGAAAAACATTATATTTAAAAGATGAGTGCAATGGGTTTAAAAAGAAAAGACCTATAAGCAAGCCACTTAGCTTCTGGAATGAATCTGATATATGGAAATATGCAAGATATTTCAACATTGAAATCTCTCCAATATATTCTATGGGTTATGATAGAACTGGATGCATGTTCTGTATGTACGGATTGCACCTTGAAAAAGGTGAGGATAGATTTGATAGAATGAAAAAGACACATCCAAAACTCTTTAGATACTGCATGGATAAGCTTGGACTAAGGGAAGTGATACGCAAATACACAGGAAGGGAATACTAATGAGACTATCTAAAATAATCGATAATAAATACAGAAAGGCAGTATTGGACTATAAGCGTGAATGGAAAGCAGCAGGAGGTAGGAGAGTGCTTGCTGTTAGCCTTGCAGATATGCGCTTGAGCTTCTGGCTAATGTTAAGGAGTTGTATATGAGTGAGACAATGTATCTTGTAGAGAGGTTTGGAGTATATCATCAGGGCACTATTGGTGTGTTTTCAACGGAGGATAAAGCCAAAAGCGTGGCGTTTGAAATGATGAAAAGAGAACCTGATGCCTATCACGATATAAAAGTAACAATGATCGAAACCGATACTAACTTAGAGGATTGTACGGATGGTGAAAGCAGTATAGAAATTATGAGTCTATGCAATGGAGAGAGGGAATGAGTAAAGAATACGTGCCACCAGTAGTAACAAGGCAAACTACTAAAGAGATACTTGACCAGGCACTCAAAGAGGGCAAGTCTGTTCAAAAGGTGATAATAGAGCGATATGAGAGCATAGGCGACAGGCTATATGTGCTCAATCGATTCTGTAAAGAGTACTATGTGGACCTTGCAGGAGGTGTTGGATGATAGAGAAAAATCCATTTGAAACAATAAGGCAGTACTATTACACAGATGATGGCGATATTAACTGGTGGATAGATGAAGATGAGCTTCAAAGTTTCAGAGATGAATGGAGCGAAGAGATCGCCTCTGGCTCTGTAAGGCTTGAAGATGAGCGAATAATTAGAGGGCATGAGTATAACAAGTGGCTTAATGGTAATGTGTGGGGAGATCATGAGGGGTATATAACTCTTGAGAAATGCCCTGCGTGTGGCCACCTGCTAATTAGGCCTAATGAAAACGATTCAGATACTGCTGGCCAAGTTGATGCTAAGAGTGCCAGATACTGCTCAAATTACCTCGAGGAAGATAACGAGTGCGATTATGTAAACGAAGAGATGAAAAGGCTAAATGAGGCTAGGGAGAGGTTCTGGGAGCGATCCTATGAAACTGAGTCAAAGTCTGCAAAACTAAGAGAGCCGGACTTAACACTTGAGCAGTTTATGGAGAAGTACAATGTAAGGGCACTTACTGATAAGATTTGCTTAAGATGTAAACAAGAAGTAAAAGCGTCTGATTACTTTATTATGAGCGGATACGCAGTAGTTGAGTACATGGACGGACATGCTGAAGATTGTGAGAACAATGGTCCTGCTGTACTTGTTCCTGTGAGTGAAAAAGAAAAACGATCTTGGAATGCTATTCTAGGATAAAAACCCAGCAGACAATGAAAAGAATAAGGAGACTGCTGGGTCTTGTGGACGTTGCGTTACCAAACCCCATGATTGATCTATATAGAAACATCAAGAAAAGATTGTGTCAAACAAAAACCCTCCCAAGGTATCTCAAGGCTCTTTGTAGCCAAGCATTCTCTCAGGAGGGTCACACATTCCACCCTTTCAAAACTAATGACTAGATTTCTCGAAGGTGTTATAATAATAACACAGGAGGTGCTTATGTCCAAACCAACAAAGGGTCAAGTAGCTATAGGAATGATTCTAGTGCCAATATTTATGATCGGAGAGGGTGTATCGAAGATCAAACAAGCCTTTAAAAAACTTACAAAGAAAAGCTAGCTTTGACACAGACTTCCATCCAGTGAGATAATTAAGTATTGCAAAGGGGGAGCAATGCTTAACTGTTACATAGCCTTAAGGGCTAAATACCAAAAAAACAAAAAGTTCTTAACCAAAGCAGAACTCAAAGAGATGATCTCTGAGGCAAAAGCTATGGTTCGCAATCCAAAGGCCACGCTTATCGATATTGATGGTCTTTCTGATCTGATTGTCGATATTGAGTGCCTAGTCGACACTATGGAGAACATAGATACAGAGGTAAAAAGAAAGCAGCTTGAGCGTGAGGTTGTGACAGGTAGACCTCTAAGTCAGAATGATGCATTTTCCTTAAATATAGAAAGCCTTAATACCGAGACACTTCTTCATGACCTTAGGCTAGATGCAACAATGCAGGTGTATTTACTGACCGGAAAAAACAAATCTAGAACAGCTAAAATATTAGGCGTAAGCCTTAGGGGCTTGAGAGATACGTTTAGAAAGTACAATCTGAGCTAGAAATTAGCCAGAATTAGCCACTTCTGCCCATGCCTACGTTAAAATACTAGCAAATGAGTGCAAAACGCCAAATAAGGGCAAATAAGGCGCTCTGGTGCTATGTTTATATAAGTAGCGAATAAGACGATAATAGATAGTATTAAATACTGACCATCTACAAATATATTTACAGACTATAAAAATGAGTCCACACTAGCTAATACACTATAAGCCTTAGGGGACAGACCACCGACTGGCGTGCGGAGCTATAGGCAAGCAATGCACGGTTAAAGGAAGCCGATGAGTATACCGACTGACGGTTACCGATGCTTAGGCAGCTAGAGCCTTAATCTAGACTTCAAGAGAGGGAATACTTCTTAATTGAGTGAGGACCGATGGCGTTGGCACCTACCAATCCATTGCGAGGGGGAGAGTATGAACCAGATGCTCTATTATAGTATGGCTATAAAAAACGAAGCTTACATTATAATAGGGGGTTCTTAAAGCCTCAGAGTGCCCTCTTTCGGGTTACCAATAGATTTCTAAGTACTAAGTAAGAATATAAATAAGGACAATATATGAGCAAAGAAAAGAACTATAAGAGACCAAAGAGAAGCGTTAAGATAAATGGTAAATACTATTCACTTAATACTCTCAAGAAACAAAAAGAGATAAAGAAAAACAGAATGAGTCAAAGACCTACAGTCACACTAAGAAAACAATCCAATCAATCGATTCAATAGAAAAAAGCCACGGGTCCTCCCTATATATATCAAGAGCGGGCTGCCCAGTCGGCGAAAAAGCGCAAGTTTTTGTCAAAAATGTTGACCTCGACAATTCCGGTCCAGATGTAAGAAATTAAAGAGTTTTTCATAAAAAAATTAAAATAAAGTTAAAAAGCTGTTCGAATATTTTACAAATTGTTATTTTTTGTGGACAATTTATTAAAATACAATTGTTAAATCGTTGGGGGATGATTTGAGCGGTGGACTAAAGTTGAGCATGACGGATTTTGCTAAGAGAAGAGACGTTAAGCTCAAAGATATCAAGCAGGCAATCAAAGATGGAATCATACCTGAGGAAGCTGTTACGCTTGGAAGCAATAACAGAAAAATAATAAATGTTGAAATTGCCGAGCGAGCTTGGAATAAGCATTATGGTTATGAGCCAGCTTTTAAAGAAGAAGAAAAGGTTGGAAGCGGATATCGCAAAGGGTCCATGATGGTAGATGAGGAATCGATGCCTCTCTACTCCAAAGCAAGGGCATCTAAAACAGCTTATGAAGCGAAAATAGCACAGGTTAAATACGAAGAGCTTACTGGTTCACTTGTAAAAGTTGAAGAGGTTAAGACTGTTGCAAAGGATATTGGCAGGAATTTAAGGGATGCTTTAATGAACATTCCTAATAAATTGTCACCAGTACTAGCAGCAGAAACAAATGTGGACGAAGTAAGCAAGGTTCTTGAGGCAGAAATAAGAGCGGCTCTTGAGAATTTATCCAGAGGAAATTACAGTTTTAATACAAGCACGGAGGAATAGTGGCCAAGGTAGAAGTAAAATGTTCTTTTGATAAGAAGGTAAAACTGGGAGAGTTGATCCCACATCCTAAAAACAACAATGTTCATCCAAAAGAACAAATTGAAAGACTGGCAAAGATTATTGAGCACCAGGGGATGAGAGCTCCAATAGTTGTTTCAAATAGATCAGGATATATTACAAAGGGGCACGGAAGACTAATGGCATTAAAGATGCTTGGAGTATCTTCTGCACCTGTAAACTTCCAAGACTATGAAAGCGAGCAACAGGAGTATGCAGACCTTACAGCTGATAACGAAATAGCAAGGTGGGCGAAGCTGGATCTAGACTCTGTAATGGATAATGCTCATCTGCTAAAAGATTTTGACGTTGATCTACTTGGTATAAAAGACTTCGACATTCCTGATTTAGACGATTTAATAGATGAAAAGGTCGAAAGGGAAGAAAAAGAGCAAGTTCGCACCGAGGCTTTTAATGAGAAAGAAGATGTAGTTCCTGATGTTCAAAAGAAAGTAATATCTAAAAAAGGAAATGTGTGGCTACTTCCACTACTAGATGGTGGATTTCATAGGGTAATGTGCGGTGATAGCACAAAGAAAGAGGACGTTGAAAAACTTATGGCAGGAGAGTCTGCAGACTTAGTTGTTACGGATCCACCATACAACGTGGCCTATGAGTGAAAGACAAAAGAAAAGCTTGTGATCAAAAATGACAGCATGAGTAATGATAACTTTTATGAGTTTTTACTAGAAGTATATACAAGAATGTTTGAAGTAATGCGAGACGGAGCACCGATCTATGTTTTTCATGCAGGCAGAGAGAGCCACAACTTTATTTTAGGATTGCTTAATTCTGGATTTAAGTTTTCACAGATACTTATCTGGGTTAAAAACACTATGGTTATGGGTCGAAATGATTATCACTTTAAACATGAGCCAATTTTATATGGATGGAAGCCTGGTGCAGCACATAGTTGGTATTCAGATCGTAAACAGGTAACAACATGGGATTTCGCAAGGCCAAGCAGAAATGCAGAGCATCCAACAATGAAGCCTATTGATTTAATATGCTATCCAATAAATAACTCGTCTAAAAAAGGCGATCTTGTTGTTGATTTGTTTCTTGGATCAGGATCTACTTTAATAGCTTCAGATAAAATGCATCGAAAATGTTATGGCATGGAACTAGATCCTAAGTACTGTGATGTTATCATTAGAAGATATCAAGAGCTTACTGGTCAAGATGCTGTATTAGAAAGCACAGGAAAAACTTTTAATAGTTATGTACGCTAATCCAAAAGAGACATTTGAAAGTGCAATATTGAACGCTCTCACACCTAGAGAGAAGCTTTTAGTTTGGGAGTGGGCAGATAAGCACAGGATGCTATCAACAAAAGATAGTGCAGAAGCTGGACCGTATAGAACGGCAAGAACTCCATACCTAAAAGAAATAATGGAAGAGCTATCTAGTGACTACGCTTCAAAAGTAGTTGTTTTCAAGAAAGGTGCACAGGTTGGTGCGACAACGGTTGGGCTTAACTGGCTGGGGTATATAATCGACTATGACCCTGGTATGACTATGGTTGTTTGGCCAAGCTTGCCGGATGCAAAGAAAAACTCAAAGATTAGACTAGATCCTCTTATAGAGTCAACTCCTGTATTAATGGAGTCTATCGGAAATGGCGGAGCAAGAGACTCTAAAAATACAGGGAACTTTAAAGATTTTGACGGAGGAGCTCTTATTGTCTCCGGTGCAAATTCAGCATCTTCTTTACGATCTGTTCCTGCAAAAAACCTATTTCTAGATGAGGTTGACGGATATCCTGATGACGTAGAGGGGGAGGGTGACCCTATAGGACTATGTCTTGCTAGATCAAGAACATTTAGTAAAAGAAAGGCCTTTTTTGTTAGCACGCCAACATACGCAGGTGAGTCTAAAATTGATAGAGAATTTATTAAAAGCGACCAGAGGTGGTTCTATGTTCCATGTCCACACTGTGGAGAGTATCAAATACTTGGCCATGAAGACAGGAAAAATCCTTTAGAGGTTTTTAATTATCTCCAATACGAAACAAAGAAAGTAGAAATTGACGAGGATACTGTAGAGGTTGTTACCACTGCATCTATGTTCTGTAAGAAGTGCGGTGTAGAGATACAAGAGCACTTCAAGCCAAAAATGTTCGCTGCAGGAGAGTGGAGAAAGCACAATCCGGACAGCAATGTGCCAGGCTTCATGCTTTCTGGCGTATATTCACCGCTAGGGTGGTATTCTTGGAAAGATATTTGTCAAGATTATGTAGACGCAAAGAACTCTGGTGAAGAAAACAAAATGAAAACATTTGTCAACACTGGACTTGGTGAAGTGTTTGAGCATAAAGGTGAAAGACCTGCTGAAA